GTCATAGGGCTTATTGCGGTCTTCAATCGGTCGCGGTAGGCGGGGGTCTATTGCCATGTGCCCGCCTTGGCTCCGGCTTGCTTGACGCCGCTTGGCACGTAGTCAACGGAAATGCCAACCAACGAACTCCACAGGTTAGGAGTTAGTTCAAGACTGAACGCAAACACGCTTGCTGACGTGCTCCGGTTGCCGTTCTGTGAGATGTCAAACGATGAAGTTGCTGAATTCCACGTTGCAGAAATAGGGCTGATAGCCGTCGATTCAGGCTTAGACGCTGCGTCGCCGCTGTTCTTTGTTGAAGAAATCTTCAGGACTGGCGTACCCGAGTACGCCGAATAAGCAGAAATCGTCGTTGGGAACAGGTCAACAAGTTGCGACCTTACATAGCCCTCGTTCGGATACTCAGCAAACCGGAGCGAGAAATTCTTGATTGTGTTGATCGTCTTTCCGTCGCCGCGATACAGTTCTGCACGCCCTTGGAACGTGGTTCCCGGCTTGACCGAGTCAAAGCGGAACACGTTTGCACCAGATACCAGCGCCGTAGGTCTGACGCACATAAACGCAGACTGACTAGCGTTGTTCGCTAGTGCAATTAACGCATTTGTATTCGTCAACAGCTCAGAATAACCAAATCGTCCAGTCGGCACATTTAGATAAAGTTGTCGCGACGTAATCCCGGATGTCGTGTTTGAAAGAACAAGCGCGTTCCAAATGATCGACTCGCCGTCTGTCGCGGCGGTTATTCCGGTGAAGTTGCCGGTAATCAGACCGTTGAAAAATCCGCTTTCGTAATCTGCGCGCGAGTCAAGGAAGGTGCGTTTCAATGCGGGACTAATCGGCGTAATCTGCGTGCCATCAAATGCCACAACCTCGCCGTTACGGGTCGGGCTGATCCAGTACATGACGTTGTTCAGCGTCACAACCGAATCAGGCCATTCGCATCCGTAGTAATCCGATACCTTACGCTCTGCAAAGATCGGCCCGCCCGTGTCTTCAATCACATAGACGCCAGACTTCTTGAGCACTACGACGAAGTCACGAAGCACAGCACAGGCCACCAGAGGCCCGCCATCGTCTTTGATGTCGTCTGTGTAGGCGGTTGAATCAATCGCTGCGTCGAACTGCTCTGGATTGCCTATTCCGCTGATCCAGTAGCGATAGTTGCTTGCCGCGTAAGGCGTTCCGCCAGACGTGAACGAGGCGACGTTGTTGATCCCGAAAAGACGCTCGCCCCACGCGCAAACCCGGGTCAGCTTCGGCGTGCTGGCAACGTCAGCAAATGCGCCGCTATTGCTCTTTTGGAGTAGATCAGCACCATTGCAGGCATAGATGTATTCCCGCCACTGTGCAAACGAGAACTGGTATGCAGTCGGCGCGCTGGCGTTTGAATAGTCAGTCAGGGTTGCGCCGCCAAGCCCGCCAGAAAAGTTGTAAATCTTGTTCGACAGCGTGAATAAGACATTCTGCGCGCCGCCAGTATCAAAGTACGGGAAGAAGCGCGGGTAGTAGTTGGTATCCGCTGCGACCGTAGCACTCACGCTGCCAAGCGTCGAAAACAATGTAGGCTCTAGCCCGTTTGTAAAGCCAGTGCGCGTCGGGAACAAATGGTTGACATAGGTAAACGTCTCCGGCGCGCAGGGGTCGCCGGTGTTCTGCCATGTCAGCACTAGAACTGCCTTTCGTAAGCGTAAGAACGCAACGAAGAATCAACCGATTTGATAGGTGGAGCAGAAAAGCGATATTGAGAGGTCAAGCTGATAAGTCCGTCCATCGCTTCATCAAACAGCGCCTTTGCTCCTTGTGCTGCCTGGTAGTCACGAAGCAATCCGCACGCCTCAAGGCAAGCGCCGTACAAGTAAGCGTTTGGCGCGTTTTCCAGCAGCCAATTGCTTGTGTTGGACACTGACAGCGCCGGGAACTTGGCGACATAGACCAGCGTCGCGGTGTAGTTGCCGTCAGGGATTGGACGAAAGTAAAACTTTGGGGAAGTCCCGCCAGCGACCGCAAAGAAGCGCGGCACGTCCGGGGTGTCAGAAACCAATTGCAATTGCGGCAATGATTGCTGATCTAGCGGATGCGTCTGATCGAGGCGAAATGCAATCGCCTTGATGAAATCGCTGGGGACTGTTGCCGTTTCGGTGGAGGCGGTAATCGTTACGGTTGTGGATTTCTCCATTCCGATGATCCCGCCCCGCTTTGCGGCTTGCTGGTAAATACGAGCCTCCGCAAGCGCAATACATTCCGCATCACGATCTGTCAGATCAGCACGGCCAAGCCAGTTGGCTACGGCTGTCTTTAGTTCAGAGTAGGTTGTGATTGCCACCGAAACCCCTTACTAGCCGAGCAGTCGGCAGGCAAGGTCTGGATAGATCGCCTTGACACCGTACAGGATGTCAATACGAATCTGATCCTTGTCGTTCGTGAAGTCGTAATCCTTCAGCACGCGCACCGAAATGCCATTGCTTTGCTCACGAGCTTTGAACGCGACACCATCCGGCAATTCGAGCGGGACGGTAACGAGGCCAAACGCATTCTTGTGGAACGCCAGGTTGGCGGTGTGGTTTGCAACCACAGTGATCGCGGCATTGTCAGCCGGTACTGCGCTGATGTTCTGATACGGACCAGACGAAATCAGAGCAGGCGACACGGTGATGGTTGCCGGGCCGGTCGAAGCGCCGGAGTTTGCATCACTGACGACAGTAAACTGCATCAGGTCAGACGTTGCCAGCTTGCTTACCGGATTGACCGAGTACACACCAGCAATCGTGAACACGTCGCCAGCTTTGACAATACCCGTGGTCGAGTTCGTCCAGCCGTCCGTAATCAGATCGTAAGTGTTGGCGGTCAGTTGCGCCGAAGTCGGCGTGGTGTAGCTTTGCGATACGCCATTAATCAGCGGTGTACCAGTCGCCACGCCCTTGGTGTGGGTCGTGATGTTCTGATCCATGAAGATGTCAAACGCGGCGATGGAGCCTAGATAGCCCTTGCCGATGAAATCTTCAACACGCTTCTGGTTGTAGACGCCTTTCAGTCCATCAGCGAGCGACCAGTGAGCTTCCGGGTCAAGCACCAGTTTCCGCATATCCTGCGGAACTGCCATCTTGTCCAGTCGCTTTGCGGCTGCTGCGACACCTGCAAACGTGCTCGGAGTGGTGCCAGCAGTACCAACAGCATTCCAGACGTTTTTGTACAGAGCGGCGAGGTCGCTATCTACTTGGTTCGCCAGCGAGATCATCGCTGGTTGGATGTAGCGGTCGCTGTACTCTTCGATAGTCAGCGTCAGGTCTTGAGTGGTGAACGACCATGCAACGTGTTTGCGTTTGTTAATCACAAACGGCGTGCTGGATTCGGTCACGTCCTGAATTGACGCGGTTGCGCCATCCGTTACCGAGAATTTCACCGGTTTGCGGATGGATACGGTATCGCCCACCTTGACGAATTCCTTTTTGTATTCGCGGTGGACGTTGTTTGCGAGGACAAGGTTGTTCTCCAACTGCATCAGCGCTTCTTTTGCGATGACGCTCGGAGTAATCAGGGCGTTAGCCATTTTCAGTTACCTTTTTTTGGTGCGCCATGCCCGGTATTCGGAATAACTCATCTGCGCTGGGTCTTTCTTCACAGACTCAGATGAACCGATTTCACGAACAGGCGCCGGGGCGTTAGAAACCCTTGGCCCTGATGCGGTAATGCGTGCCGCTAAGGTGCCAAGCTCCATGACTGCTTGAGCCGGATGTGATTGAGCGATGCGCCACGCTTCCTGCGGATTGCTGGCGAGGTGATAGGCGATGTCGGCAAAGTTCGGTGACGCCACAAGCGCTTGCAAAACCGCCGGATTCACTCGTGTCAGGTCTGGCAACTGTGGGTTGTTGACCTTTTCCGAGAAATCGGGGTATTTCTGCGTAGCTTCCGCAACACGCGATTGCGTGAATTGGTTGTATTGCTCTTGTTGCGCACGTTGAATCTGTTGCTCAGGAGTCATCCCGAGTTGTTGCAACGTTGACTGAACCTGATGATTCGCCGTATCGGTTGCATGGCGCATGACCGCTGCCTGCCACTCCTCCACGCTGTTGAACTGGTCAACGCGAGGCGCAGTGGCGTAGGCTTGGTATTGCGCTAGTTCTCGCTTTTGCTGGAGAAGGTTTGCCTCGACCGCTTTTGCGTAGTCTTCGGCGATTTGCTTCTCGCGCTGGGCTTGGTTCGCTCGATACGTCAGCTCGTCGATGCGCTTTTGAACACCATCCTTTACTTTGGCGTTCTTCTGCTCATCGTTCTCAGGGGTAGCCGGTGCCTCTGAAAATTGTTCTGCGGCTGGTGCGGCGGATGCCGTAGATTGCGTTTCATCCGGCAAGGGAGTATCCGCAACCTTTTCAAGGTCGGTAGTCACTTCTGACATGGTTTCTCTCTGTGGAGCGCCCCGTTAGGCCAACGGGTAGGCGTAAAAAAACCGCCCGTAGGCGGTTCTTGCATCGCGGAATGCGACGAGTTAGATAAGCAGCAGAACCGCTATTGCGTTCTGGTTCTGCCGGAAAAGCCACTGCTCACGAACGGTTGCAAGCCATCGCTGTGCCTGTTCGCTGTTCGCGTCATAGATGTTCTGTAGCAACGTAGCGATCTGGTCGCTTTCGTTATGTGTCTCTGCTGCGTCAAATGCGGCTATGGCGCGATCTAGTGCGTCTACCTGCCATTGCAGCGCTGCTGCTTCTTTGATCGCTTCTGCGGCCTGTTCCTGCCGCCTGGTGATGCCTCTGCGTTCACGGTCTGTTGCGACGTTCGGACGTTTGACTGGCTGAAACGGGATGCCGCCGTTTATCAGGTCTACGGTCGGCGAAGCGCCATCCCAAAACGTAGTGTTGCTGTCCCACGTTGTAGCGCCGCCGTCCCATGTGGTGCCAGCCATTTACACCAAATCTGCCTCGGCAAAAAGCGCATCCACTTCGGCGTCAGTCCAGCCGAAC